GAACTTCATCTTGGGTCAAGCCCCGACGCGTTATCCCATACCAACTGTTGTTGACCCCAAACTTGCCGCATTGGCCATGCGCATCGGTTTGGGCGAGGATGCTACTCACTTTCCTGCAGTGGCAGCTCGCACCATCGAAGGCGCAAATCACTTAGCCAACGGCACGTTCCCCCTTCAGGTCAATCTCGCTCTTGATTATGCTCAATCAACTCATGCCAACCTGTTGCAAGCCAATATTCGACGCAACCGGATTGCGCAACGTCATCGAGCAAGATTGAGAGCGCAACGCTGGTACACTTGGTTGTATACACGTCTGTTCAGAAACAAGCTGTTGGACTACCCGCCAGATCCCACCTGACGGGACGGGTTCAAACTGGCAGAGTATCTCGGCTACCCCGCGACATACGGATTTTATCCGGGTCATTTTGTCACCGAGACGCTCTGTGCGGGCCCTGTCAGCTCCCCACCTGTTCCACCTACACATCACATGCCACTTCATGAGGTGCCACCACCTCCCTTTGCATGTGACAAGCCGAATCAGGTCGGGGCTGTGCTGATCGGGTTTGCGGCGACAGTCCCTCGCGTTTGCCGGACATGTCTGTGCAATGCCGTCGGCGCGTTGCGGTTGCGACATGCAGTCGCCCAACGCCGCCCTACAAACAACACCGCCATGTACTTGGCCATTGCCACTTCTCTAACACACAACCTCGTGTTCGGTCTTTGTTTAACAACTTATATGGACCCCAAGAACGACACGTGGATGTTGCGATGGAACCGAGCAAAGCGGTATATGTTCGAGATGAGCATGAAACACGACATACCGAACGCGAAGGTTGTGTCAGGATTTGTGAAGTTTGAGATGATAACAAAAGCCGTGTACGTCCCACGTCCTCGTTTAATTCAGACGTACGTCAAGCTTATCACTCAAGCCTTGTTCGCGCGAGAGTTCAAAGCCTTGTCCGATGCGCTCTTTTCACCATCGCGATACTTCTGGGAAGTTGTCCCGGGGATCACCATAACATTCTCATGTGGGATGGATCTTGACGACGTGGGTGAGTGGTTAACCACAGCAATGTGCCGCCACCCCGTTGACACATGGTACCTCGAAGATGACTTCTCTGCTTACGATAGCAGTATTACACGCGAACATCAGGTGATTAAAGACGTATTGTACAGGCTTGTACCTGGACTCATCGAACATGCTGAAGAAACAATTGACGTGACTGGCTACCTCGGCCGAGGAGAGAAACTGAGGTATAAGGTCAAAGGAACCACCAAGTCAGGGCTTAATGACACCACACTCGGCAATTCACTTATCAATGCCGTTGTCAAAGCCACAGCGATGCTGGATCAAAACCTCCGCGGTGATATCATTGTCACCGGGGATGACTCGATTATTGTCGGCAATGGCAACATTAGTCTTCAACGTTTCACTGACGTTGAACGTGACTTCTGCCTTACTCCTGAAGCCGCATTATTTCGGTCGGTCGACGACATTACTTATGCGTCGATGTGTTTTATCGGCACACCCGCTCGCTACTATGCTTGCCCAAAACCTGGTAGGTTATTCGCCCGGATTGGTTGGACTTTACGCCGGATTGGACGCCGGCGATATGGTGATTATTTGTGCGCGGTTGCCTCAGGGCTTGAACACTACTACACTGGTTCGGTTGTTATGGAGTCGTACTTCCGAGCCCTCAAGCGTCTGTTGCCTACTACTCATCGAAAACCGCTCACTACTGATGTGTATAGCGCTCGCTTCACAACTTCCTCCGCTCGGAACTTAAGCGATGACCTTTTCGCCATACGCTACGGTCTCTCACTAAAACAATGGCTCTCACTAGCCGATGTGTTTGACAGCATCAGAACACCTGGGCTGATAAGCCACCCGATACTTGACATTGTCGTCAATTTTGACATATCGGGTGCGCTTGAGCGTACAGCCCGCTCGCCATAGTGCACACACACAAACCAACCAATGGATCTTGCCAATGTCCGAACCCGTCTCGCATCGTATGGAATTGATGACGCAGCAGTATGCTGGGTCGTCAAAGCTCTTCATCCCGCTGGAGACGTCGTATCACCTGGTATACCAGATGAGGTATCAGCTAAGGCACTTCGTTCTCAGTATGAGACAGTTGCTACAATCAGCGCTCCCGGAGTTGTCGATTGGGATCTTGCCATATGGAAGCCCTCCGGAGATGGAACTGCTTTCATTGCAGCTTCAGCTCCTGCAGGAGCAGATTTTCTCGACCCTGCCCAGGCTGTCACGCTTACAGTTGTGGCTAATGCACCCCCTGTTGTTACAGGAGGATTCGTCGTTACCACCGCTGAGGGTGTGCCAGTCCAAAAGGCAATGCAAGTACGCACCCCGAACTCCTACCTCAACGCGTTCAGAAAGCAATACTCAAGTCTCACCTGTCACCTTGTTGCCTCGTCCCTCTACAACTCAGGAACCGTCTACGCGTCACAACTCTCACATCGAGAGCAGCTCGACCAGACTGGATTTCCCGTGTCCTTCAACCAGGTTGCCCTCGTCAACCGATTGTACGACGTTCCCCCAGATCAAACGATCCTCGCTTTGATGGACTCAGGTATGTACACGGCTGAAGCGAAGGAGGGTTGTTACATGCCACTCCGACTCTCCGGACCCACCAATCCCTACGTCTCACCCGCTTCTTACAGCGATTACACGTGGACGACTGATGGTACCGGGGGGAAGTACTGGCCCGTGGTCGCCACCGAACTGGCTGATCAACTCACCCCGGCCAAACCAAATGTGCCATTCCTACCACTCTTGGTAGGTCGTCGTGACCCCACTACTGGGGCCTACTCCGCACTTTGGGATGGCTCGGGTCGAGGGGCCACGATCATCACATCGTCATTTTCAACAATTGACACCGGCTTTGCCGCTGTCAGTCACGCGATGGTCATCTTCCGTGGACTCAACCCCAACGCTTCAGTGACGGTCAAAAGCATCGATGGCCTGGAGGTCATTCCTAACTTTGACTCCCCTGCACTTCAATTCGCGACAATGCCCCCGCCCCCTAATGCCAAAGCTGTGGAACTTTACTACCTCATTTCTCGTGAACTTAAGTACTGTTACCCAGCCAAGGCTAACGCCTTCGGCGCCATTCTGCCATTCATCTCTCGTGCTGCTCAAGCAATATGGCCGTTTGTGCGGCCGTTGATCGCTCCGGCGGCAACTGCAGTCGCAACCCACTTCACACAACCCGATGCTCGCCCCCCAGCTTCCAAGGCTGTCGGCCCCCCGACTCCACCCCCTCCGCGGGTCAAGCCTCCTACAAAACGTCAGGCCCAACCGCGGCGCCCACGAGCACCCCGTGTCAAGAAGTGAGCTAAAGCTCCCTGGATCAGCC